ACGCTAAGCGTCCTTTCTTACACGTTCGTTACCGTGCTTCTGAAGCTGAAGACCGCAGATACAAAACTTGGATTACAGGTTCTGCCGGTGGTGCTGCTACAAGCGACTTGGATGCAATGGAGGTTAACTTCCTTTCTGAGCGTTGCGTATGTACCTTGGGTGCTAACAACTTCGTATTATTCCGTTACGGATAATAAAGGAAGAAAATCTATAGGGAGGGTGTCTTCAAAGACACTCTCCTTTTTTTAAAAATCAAATTAAATCAAATACAAAATGGCAAAAGGTACTACTCCTGTAGATAAAGTCTATAGACTTAAAATAGGAAATCCGCTATCATATACGTTAGCGTCAAGAAATCACCCTCGATTCCCACTAATGTGGTTTGACGAGAAGAACAATGTTAATCGTGCTCTTAGATATTGCACGAATCAAAAGTCCCCATTTGAGGACGAGCAAGACGGAAACTTTATTATTGAGCCTATTATCTTTGAAGATGGCTTTTTAAGAGTTCCAAAGAACAACCCTGTATTACAGGAGTTTCTCCACTATCACCCATTGAACGGTAACATATTTGTTGAAGTAGATAAAGAAAAAGACGCTGCTGCTGAGGTAGAAGACTTGAACTTAGAAGTTGAGGCTCTAATTGAAGCTCGTCAGTTATCACTTGACCAAATTGAAACGTTGACAAGGGTTATGTTTGGAAAAGACCCATCTACCGTGTCTACTGCTGAATTAAGACGTGACATTTTGGTATTTGCTAAAAGAGACCCTAAAGAGTTCTTGAATATATTAAACGACCCTGAATTAAAGTTTCAGGCTAAGGTTCGTACATTCTTTGAGAACAAATTATTGATATTAAGAAACAGCGACAAAGAGGTGTGGTTTAATACCGCTACCAATAAGAAGAAGATGTTGTCTGTTCCGTTTGGAGAGGACCCATATGAGATGGTAGCCCACTACTTACAGAGCGATGATGGCATTGACTCCTTAAAGATGTTAGAAGCTGTTTTAGGATAATTGATGTTGATTATTGATTGATGATTAGAAAGAAGGGCACTTGTTGTGCCCTCTTTTTTTTTATGTATATTTGTAAAAAAAGAACTAATGATAAACTCAGTAAGAAATACGGTATTATCTGTGTTGAATAAAAACAACTACGGATATGTATCACCTTCTGATTTCAATCTGTATGCTCAAAATTCGCAGATGGAAATTTACGAGGAATATTTTAGCAGCTATAACAAGGTTATAAATGCTGAAAATGCAAGAGCAGCAGGCGTAGATTATGCCGATATGGAACAACCTATTGCAGAAGTGTTGGAGTATTTCTTACGTACAGATTATCTTTCAAAAATATCAGCTAATAAATTTTCAATGCCTACTCCTTCAACTACGGGATATTTAACCTATATGTTGTTGGATGTTAAATGCAAGCCTGTAACGCTTAAGACCGGGACAAATACTGCTGTAGTTAGTGGACAGTTGGTTGATAGTACAGCAACATTCTTAACCAATGGTCTTTCAGCAGGAGATGTAGTTACAAATCTTACTACAGGTTTGGTATCTACCGTGGTATTGGTACTTAGTAATACAGCAATTCAATTAGATTCAAATATATTTTTGGCAGCAGGTAACGCTTATGCGATATTTTCTTCTTCAACTATTAATCAAGCAGAAAAGGTAATTAATAGTAAACTTAATTTATTGGTTAACTCTAATTTAACTAAACCAACAATAGAGTTCCCTGTTTACGCATTACAAGGCGAAGAATTGACTTTCTACCCTACAACCATAAGTAACAAGGGTCAGGTTCTTGCAACCTATTTTAGATACCCTAAGGTTCCTAAATGGACATACATTACTTTGGCTAATGGTGAGCCTGTATTTGACCAATCACAATCTGACTATCAAGACTTTGAATTACCTCCGGAAGATGAGTATAAATTAATTACAAGGATTCTTCAGTATTGTGGTATATCTATTCGTGAATCCGAAGTTGTACAATTCAATATGGCTAAGGAGCAACAAGAACAAAATCCATAAAAACTTTTAAGATATGGCATATATATCACAGTATCAATATTACGAAAATGGAGGTGTTGTACCTGAAGATAAGAATTGGGGGTCGTATCAGTATGTAAGTTTACAAGACATTGTAAATAACTTCTTATTGATGTACTCAGGAAACCATTCTTTGGTTAACAACGAGGAACGTTTTAAAGTATTGTTCCACGCTAAGCGTGCTATTCAGGAGTTAAACTATGATGCATTTAAAGAAATTAAAGTATTAGAGTTGACTGTTCCTGATATGTTAAGATACATCTTACCTTCTGATTATGTCAATTGGGTGAGAGTTTCTTTGTATAAAGATGGTTGGTTAAGACCATTGACTGAAAATATTCAAACACTTTCATCTAAGGCGTACTTACAAGATAATACAGGTCGTATTTTATTTGACCAAGACGGAAACGCATTGAGTCCTCAGTATTCAAACATTGACTTTGACAGATTAACTAAGACTAAGAAGAGCATCTACTTAAACCAAGGCAATCAATTCAATGGTCAGTTGGGATGGAACTATGATGGTATGTGGTACTTTGAGGCGAACATTGGAACAGCTTATGGACTAAATACAGAGACAGCTAATTTTAATCCTACATTTAATGTGGATAGAAAAGCAGGAGTAATTAACTTTGATTCGTCTATGTCAGGATTATCTTGTATTCTTGAGTACGTTTCTGATGGTATGGAGCAGGGAGATAATTCTTTAATTACTGTAAATAAGTTGTTTGAGAAATATATTTATGCATCTATTCAATATGACATTTTAAGTTCTAAATTAGGCGTGCAAGAATACATCATTGCTCGTGCTCGTAAAGAGAAAAGTGCATTGTTGAGAAACGCAAAAATTAGAATTAGCAATATTCATCCGGGCAGACTCTTAATGAACTTAAGAGGTATGGACAAGCAAATAAAATAAAATGGCAAATATTTCAAGAAACTTTATAGCAGGTAGGATGAACAAGGTAGTAGACCAACGTTTACTGCCTGAAGGTGAGTATATAGATGCTATGAATATTAGGATGGGTTCAACAGAGAACTCAGAAGTTGGGGTAATTGAAAACACAAAGGGGAATCTTCCTCTTACTTCATTGGCTTATATTGACGGAACTCCGCTCAGTGCATCAGCAAGATGTATTGGGGCACTTCAAGATAGTGCAACTGAGACTATCTTTTGGCTTGTGCACGACCCAAATTTTTCAGAAGGTGCTACGGGCAAACTTGACTTAATTGTTTCTTTTAATGTTTCATCAAACATTTTAACCTATCACATTGTCTCTGTTGATGATGGTGGTGGCGTTAACACAACACTTAACTTTAACCCGAACTACTTAGTTACGGGTATTGATATATTAAACGATTTGTTCTTTTTTACTGATGATTATAATGCTCCGAGATGTATGAACATCAAAAGGAACTACCCTAATCCAATTGGTAATGTAGACCAAATCACAGCAGAGTCATTACTTGTTATCAAGAAGCCACCGGTAGAATCACCGGGAGTTGAGCCAATTGTAACAAATGGTCAAGAGAACTTTTTAAACACAAGATTTATTTGCTTTGCTTACAGATATAGATACATTGACGGAGAGTATAGTGCCACTTCTCAGTGGTCTCAACCTGCGTTTGTACCTAATCCATTTAGTTTTAGTATTGAGAGTTTCTTAAATGAGGGTATGACCAATTTCTGTAACTCAGCAATTGTTACATATAACTCAGGTAGTTCTCTTGTAGTCGGCATTGACTTACTTTTTAAAAGAGCAGATGGCAATGTAATTAAGGTTATTGAGAAACTTGACAAGGCTAATTTAGGTCTTGCAGATAATACCAACTATCAATACACATTCACAAACAGTAAGATATTTACCATACTATCTGAGGCTGAACTATTGAGATTGTACGATAACGTACCTCGTTTTGCAAAGGCTCAGACAATTATGGGTAACAGATTGATGTATGGTAACTATGTTGAAGGGTATGATTTGATAGACCAATATGGTGCTCCTGTTAAATTTGAGTACACTACCAACTTAGTGTCTACTGCTATTGGTAATACAAATATTGACGATGGTCTTCAGTCGGGAAACTATTCAATAAACGGAAGTGTAAACATTGCAAACGCTATAGTTACATTTGATTTAGCAGGACAGACATTAGTGTCAGGTTCGGCAATCAACTTAGAGATAACAATATCTCACTCTCAGTTTACCGGTCAAACTCCGTTCCCTACCGAAACAACAGACAATGTTAGATTAAACTTTGCGTTCTTTTTGTCTACTACATATACATCAGTGTATCAATTGGCAACGAGCGTAGAGTTTCAAAATGCAGTAGGTACTGCTGCAAATATTCAAACAGTAGCAAATGCTTGTAATGGAACAACATTTACAGATGCATTTAACTGTGCGATACCAAATAACTTAGATGCATTCATTAAGAATGGAAGTGGTATTAGTGCGGTTGCACAACCTGTTGGTATTGTAACAAGTCCCGGCAGTAGTGTAATTGGACTTCAGTTCCCTGCAATGCGATACGTTAATAATTTAAGTACTCCTACTCAAACGTTTTATGAGTACTATGCAGTATCATTTGCAGAGGCTACATTCCAAGAGATTGCAAACCCACAAAGTTTGCACAGCAATCGTGACTATGAGATTGGTATTGTATATATGGATGACTTTAATAGAGCAACAACTGCTCTTGTAAGTCCTAATAATACAGAGCACATTCCTTGTGGACTTTCTTCTTTTAAGAATGCTATTCAGGTTGTAATACCGCCAACACAATTACCTCCATCTTGGGCAACAAGATATAAGTTTGTTATTAAGCCGGACGAGGAGAATTATGAAACGATTTACGTTAGCATCTTCTTCCAAGACCCAATTACAAACAATGCGTACTTCTTGCTTGAGGGTGAGAATGCACGTAAGGTAGAGGCAGGAGATAGACTTATTGTTAAGGCTGACTCAAATGGTGCAACTACATCTTGTGTGTATGCAACTATTCTTGAGAAGTCTTCTCAGGCATCAGGATTCTTGGAAATACCAAGTGCATTAGACCCTGATGTAATGATACCAATTCCTTCAGGTGTTTATGCTAAGATTAATCCAAACAGCTTTAATATTGTTCAGGATGAATTAGCAATTATAGCTCCGGGTAAAGTAACGGAAACTGCACCAAGAGGTGGAACGTATCCTATACTATACTATCCAATGAATAGATATGATACAGCTACATCTGCGTGGGTTGACTATGACGTACCCGCAGGTAGTCGTATTGTGATGACTATTAAGCAGGCAAGATGGGGTGTTGGTAATTCTTGTGAGGAAAGAAGAAACACTTTGGAGAAAACGCTTATTTCATCAAATGCATACGACAATATGTACGATTGGTGGATAGGCGATGATGTTGAGCAGTTTTTAAATGACGGAACAAGATATGCAGGAGCAGGACAATGTACTCCGGATAATGAATTTATTCCCGGTATTACAAATACGGCAGGAGATATATTAACTGACTTATGTATTAACTACTATAAATTTTATAGAAATACAGCTACCAATCAATTACAATTGATGGTAACGGGAACGCTTCCTTGTACAGGTGTAGGTTATCCTAATGCTCGTGCTTCAAATGTTGAAGTTAATATAACAGTATTCCGTTCAGATAAGACAATTATATTTGAGACTTTGCCATCAGACTCTTTGCCTGATGTGTTTTTTGAAAATGAAATGTCTTTTGCTATTTCAAATGGCAATCATATGGGGAATATCCAAGACCAAGATTTTGCATTAGGTATTCCGGCTGTAGTAGATACAAAGTTCTTTAACTGTTTTGCGTTTGGTAACGGAGCAGAGAGTTATAAAATAAGAGATTCAATTGTAGGAAACTCGTTCAACTTTGGGAACAGAGTAACGAGCGTGTCTGCTCAAGACTATAAGGCTGCAGATAGATTTGCTGACATCACATACAGTGGTGTTTATAGTGCTGAGTCAAATGTAAATAAGCTAAATGAGTTTAACTTAGGTCTCCTTAACTATAAAGTTTGTGAGCCTTCATTCGGAGGTATTTACTTAATGGATGGAAGACAGACAGACATTCTTGTTCTTCAAGAAGACAAGATTTCATATGTATTGGCTGACAAGAATCTTATTTCTGACTCTACGGGAGGAGGCGTTGTCGCATCTGTACCTCAAGTGTTAGGCACTCAGATTGCTCGTAGCGAAAAATATGGCATTAGCTTTAATCCTGAAAGTTATGTTCAATGGGGTTATGATAGATATTTTACTGACGTAAAGCGTGGAGCAGTTATTCAATTAAGAGGAGACTCTTATGCTCAAGACCAATTAAAAGTTATCTCTGAGATGAATATGAGAACTTGGTTTAGAGATGAGTTTAATGCTTCATTTAATACGCAGAAACTTGGAGGTTTTGACCCTTATATGAATGAATACGTTCTTTCAAGTAATGCGTTAGAGTTGCCTTATAATCCTGAGTGTATAGAGTGTGGTATATCTCAAACATTTACATTAACTACATTAGCCGAAGAGACCAAGTCTTTTAACTATTGTGTTGATTTGGGTCCTACTGTTGGTCTTGCTGATGTGATTTATACAGTTGCGTCAATAAGTGAAGGCGGTGAGTTTGAGATAGTAGTTGAGTATGATGGTACAACTGACACTACAGGATTTGTAACTGAAAGTGGCGTAATAACATTTGATAAGAACAACGTATCGGTAGAAACTGTTTCAATTACAATTAATTATACAGGAGATATTATCTTAAGTGTACTTGCTGATTGTTGTCAAGCGGCTCAATTAACAATCGTTCAGGTTGTATTGACTAATGACTATGACTCAGGTGATACCATTCATACGCAATATAGATATGTGGATGGAGCATTTACTTCTCCATTACAGTCAAGTCTTGTAACGTTTGCATCAGGAACAACTACACCTCTTATATCAAGATATAATGTGACAACGGGTGCTGTAGGAACAGGGGCATTCCCTCCTGCAGGTAGTACCGTTAGTTTAATTACTAATCAATTTGCTACGGACACATTTGTATTTAATCCTGCAACAGACGAGTTTAAGTACTATACATCAGATACTTTATACGGCAACAATACCTCTGATATTAATACTTTATTAGGGTTAGCTACTACGGCTACACCTAATCAAGGAGGAGGCACAAATAATTTTGCAGACTTTACAGTTCCTGCATTACAGGATTACTTGTACTTTATTTGGGATTTAAGAGAAGCCATCTCAACAACATTGTGCTATTCTGACGAAAGTGCAAGTGATGCGTGTTGTGGATGTGGTACTCCTGTGGTAGAATCTTACAACTGCGAAAGTGGAAGTTGTGTTGACCCGGGAGATGGAAGTGGAACATACTCTACCTTAGAGGACTGTCAAGCAAACTGTTTTGCAGCATCAATATCTTTAGGTGCTCCTGAGTGTAGAGAGAACAATTGTAATGATAACGCAGCTTGTACAGTTAGATATGGTATAAACACATCAAACGCTCCGGTTGGGTCTTACATAACTTTAACTACAGGTTTCCCTTCTTCTACGGCTACTGTGACTATATCAGATTCAGACCCTGATAATGGTCAAATAACATATTTTGAGCCAAGCGGTTCAGCGACTCCTGTGTACTTTACACTTGAGTTAAGGAACTCAGGAGGAACAATAATAGCTACATCAAGTACATCGTTAACCCATCAGTCATTTTGGTCTATGTTACCAATATGCGGAACATCTTAAAATAAAAAATAAATGGCAACAAGTGCATCATATTATTTAAACGCTCCTTCTCTTGGGTCTGCAACAGCAGTATTTACAAATGAAGGTTTGACTACTCTTGCTGCTGATGGATTTTATTCCAATGGAGTAATTGTGAGAGAGCAAGTGTCAGGAGTATTATTGCCACAACAAAATTGTCCTACTTGTGCTACCCCTTGTGGAGAGACTATCAATGCAAGTGGCGGTCAAGGCATTTATTTGCTTGATTTAGACACCGGAACCACGGTAGGTGATGTTGGTGCTGTTATAGTAAGATTTGACCCGTATGGGGTCCCTGATGGCATAAGAGCAACACTTGGAGTAAATGTTTACAATAAACTAACTTCTCCTGTTGATGGGTTGCATCAAAGTAGCACATCAGGAAACTTTACTTATGTGGGGCAAACAAGTGGGGATTGTGGAATATCAGGAACTACTTACCCTGCTTTGACAGAGTTTAGTTACAATGGAACGGCTTTTGTTGCAACAGGAGATACTCAAAGTATAACTGTGAATGCAGGTGATGTATCATTAGGAGCATCTGCTCCGGGAAGTACAATGATGGTTATACCAAAGTTGACAGCGTCTCCTTCAATTATAAATTTTGAGGTTGTTGGTCCGTGTAGCGGAACAGCTTGGCAAATGTCAGTTGATTGCCCTGTATTACTTACAGGATTTAGTTCAAGCGTAATGGCGGCAACAAGCGTAGCAGTGTGCGAGTTAACTGAGACAGTAACTTACTACAATGCTTCATTGGCTAATACTCCGGGAACAGTTGGATTGTACGATTTTGTATATGCTGACGCTTATGGCTCAA